TCGTTAAAGAATCCTCCTAATTAGAAATGGCAGCCCCGTTTCAGAATTACTCTGGCGGTGTCCTTCTTGCGGACATCGTAAAAAGAAATAATTTGTCTCGCTATGTAAGTGAGGCAATAAAAGAGCGCAGTTTATTCCTTAAAAGTGGAGCTGTAGCTCGTAGTGCTTTCCTTGATGCAAAGGAAGGTGGTACACGCATCCAAGTTCCTGAGTTTAATCCTGTTTCACCAACTGAAGAGGTGATGACAGGTGCAGCTAACTGGGGAACATCAACTGCTGGTTACTTAACACCACAAAAGATCACCACAGATACACAAATTGCATCAATCTGTCACAGAGGTTTTGCCTATGCGGTAGATGACATTGCAACATTGGCTGCTGGTGAAGATCCAATGCTTCACATCCGCAATCAACTTGCAGATGCAATCAACAAGCTAAATAGCCAAAGATTGTTCTATCAATTACATGGTTTATTTGGTGGTGCGCTATCTGGTAACAAGCTAGATATAGCAAAGGCTGGTACTGGTGCTGCTGAAGCTAACTTCTTGACAGCTTCTACAGTTGCAAGAGCAAGAAATCTTCTTGGAGAGCGTGGCGATGAGCTAGATACGCTAATCGTTCACCCTTCTGTTGGTTTCTACCTTTATCAGGTTGGTTTACTACAGTTCTCTACTTCTGCACTTTCAACTGGAACAGGTATCCAGTGGGGTGGCGGTGGTGCTGGCGTTGATGCTAAGAGCATCGGTACATTCGCTGGCATGAATGTTGTTATGGATTCTCAGGTGAACGCTGTTCAACCTGGTTCTTCTGGACATCAAATTGAGTTCTATTGTTACCTAACTAAGGGTGGAACAATCCTTGAAGGTGTTCAACAGGATCTCAGAATTGAAGCAGACAGGAACATCTTATCGAAGCAAGATGTACTTTCTGTTGACTACCACACTGCGTATCACGTTATGGGTACTAAGTGGGTAGACGCTGGTGACAACCCAACAAACTCAAACTTGGGTGCTCATGCTAAGTGGGGAGCTACATACGATATTGACCTAATTCCTTTAGTTCAATTGACAGTTAACAGTCCTCTAGACACATCTACACTTTGATCTAATATCAAGGTTGGAAGTCAAAACCCTCATCATTTATTTGGTGGGGGTTTTTTATGACGCTAGAATGTAAACAATGTTTGGTAAATAAACGTGGCAGCTACTATTCACGCCACTTTGAAAGGTGAAAGTTCTAATAGCTATGCAACTTTGGCAGAAGCTAATAGTTACTTTGAAACTTCTCCTGATGATTCAACGTGGACAAATAAAACAGACGATCAAAAAAATCGTGCATTAATTTCTGCTACTCGTTGGATCGACAGCTTGAATTTTTACGGTGATAGATGTGATGAATCACAAGCATTAAAATGGCCTAGAAATAATTTTCAAGTTGATGATGTTGAGCTTGATTGCAGTTCAATTCCAAACAAAATCAAGTATGCACAATATGAATTAGCAAGAGCGTTAGCTAATGACACAGATGCAATGACAGGAAATAGTGGCACAGAAGGCGTTGCAAAAGAAGTAGAACTTGGTGAACTAAAGGTTAAATACAACGAAGCTAGTCTTGCTACTGGCAATGTGAACAATGTTTTTGACGTTTATCCTTGGTTGCAGTCCTATCTTGGTGCTTATTGTCTTGGTGGAGCTGGCGGCTATCAAGTACGAGTGGTAAGAGGTTAATTATGGCAAAAATTGATGATGTATTTGGAAACGTACCAGCAAGCGTCCTTAATACATGGGGTCAAACATTAACTTTTGTTAAAACTACAACTCCAAGAACTTATAACCCAACAACAGGAGCTGTTACTGGCTCAGATACAAATGTCAGCGTAAAAGGAGTAATTTTAGACATTAATTCAAGTGAAGACGAAGGCTTATATCAAACAACCGACTTAAAGATTGTTATTGGAGCGAGTGAATTGGGGGATTATTACCCGACAGAAGCAGATCGTGTTCAATATGCACAAGCAGGTGCTACCAAAGAAGGAAAAATTATCAATATTCAAACAGCGAGAGGAGATAAGCCTATATTTCATACATTGATAGTGAGGCCACAGTAATGGCAACTAGAGGACAAGAACTCAAAAAAATGAGTCGTGCTTTATTAGAACAAGTAAATGAAGCAGCTAGGGAAGCGACTGTAAGGGTAATGAATGATTTAGCAGAAAAAGGGCCAGAGTGGTCTGGAGATTTTAAGAATAGTTGGATGGCTATTCCTGCTGGAAAAGGTGCTTCTGGTTCTACTGGTGGTGAATATCCTTATACGCTTGATGACGTTCCAAAATTATCAACCAACCTTGCTGAAATGAGAAGGGTTACAAAATTTAGAATTGAAAATAGACAACCTTATGCACCATACGCTTTAGATTTAGAAGAAGGTGTATTTAGAGGAGATAGAAAAGGTAATTTTCCTATTGGAAAAGTAGTAGCAAAAGGTAGCAGACCTACTCCTGGCAAAAGAGGTAATGTTAAAGGTGGAATGGGAGAAGCTACAAGTACAGCCGAAAAAGATTGGTATAGGACTTATTTAAAAGGTGGTGCAATGAAAAAAGCTATTGTTGAAGGTGTTAGAGCTGGACTTACGAAATGAATTATCAATCTATTCGAGCACAAGTAGAAAACCCATTGTTAACTGCTTTTGGAGCGTTAAGTCCTGCGGTTCCTATATTTTTTGACAACATTACGGCTGCACCAGCTAATAGCACTACTGAATATGTAAGGTTAAACGTAACTTTTGGAATTACAAACGAACCTACGTTAAGTTCTAGTGTTGATAACGCTCAAGGAGCAATAATTATTAGGATTTTTACTGAAAAAGGAAAAGGGCCAGCTAGAAATCAAGTATTAGTAAATACGGCTGTTGATGTTTTAGAAACTTTAAATAATGGGACAAAAGGTACTACAGGTACTTATTTAAAGGTTGGTGCAATAGATGGGCCAAGCTTTTCTAGTACAGAAAATCCACCTATGTTTATGAGTACGATTGACACTTCGTTTGTCGCAACAGTTTTAAGTTAAGTAATAACACGCTAATCTATAGATAAATCTATCAGCAGCCTCATGGCCGTTACATGTTTATCTGGCACATCAGGTGCTCTCTATTACAAACCAGCAGGAACAACAGGAACTTTTGGTACTGGTAATGTTGTCATTGCAACAGAAACAATGACTGTTGAAACTTATTTGAATCTTAAAGCTGGAGATCCAGTTAAGTTTAGTGTTATTGATTCTTCTACAGGTGGAACAGGAACAGGAACTTTACCTGCTGGATTAACTGCTGGAACAACTTATTACGTCAAAACTTATGTAGCAAATACTGGAGCAATGACTGTTTCTGCTACTAACGGTGGTTCTGCTGTAAACCTAACTGACGTTGGAACAGCAGCAGCTCCTAATGAATTTCAAGTTGCTTATGCTGCTTTTGAAAATGTTAGTCAAGTTAGCGAGTGGTCTTTTGAAATTGAAAGAGCTGAAATTGATGTAACTACTATTGGTGGTGATCCTGGTCAGTACGTTCCATTTAGAAAATACATTGCTGGATTTGGTGATGGTTCAGGTAGTGCAACTGCTTACATGACAAACGAAGATGCTTCTCTTTCTAACCGCATGATTGAAGATGTTCTTCAGCGTCAACAAGTCGGTGCAGCATTTAAGCTTTATACAGACCGTGTATTTAGTGGTGGAACTGTAAGTGACACTCTAAGTCGTTCAATTAGCTTTGATGCAACACTAACTTCTGCTTCTTTAGGTGTTACTCCTGATGATGCACAAGCAGTAACAGTTAACTTCCGTCCTGCTGGAGTACCAACATTCGATTTTAGTCGTTCATAATAAGAACGGAATCGGAATGTTCCAAGAACCCTGCTCTTTAGCAGGGTTTTTTATTGTTTATTACGCTAGAATAATTTCATATAATTTTTTACTATGTCAACAAGTCCTAGATCTGCAAGATCAACATTACGAGCAATAGATCGTTTAAAGAAAGCAGCGAATTTAGAAGCTACAAAAAAAGAAATAGAACTTTCTGATGGGTCTATTTTTGAGATGTGGGTCGCACCACTAACGATGGCAGAAAGAGAAAGAGCACAAAGAGGAACTAAATCTGATGATGCAAATGAGTTTGCGTTAAGACTGTTAATTTCTAAAGCACAAGACGAGAATGGAACAAGGTTGTTTCAAATGGGAGAGATAGATGTTTTAAAGAATGAAGTAAAGGATGCTGATTTACAAAAGTTGATGTTGGCAGTTTTAACAGATGATGAGGATGCTTTAGACCCAAAAGACTAAGCGAAGAGATAAGAAAAGATAATTTATTAATGCTTCAGTTTGGGATAGCAAAAGAGTTAGGTAAGTCTTTAACTGAAATACGGCAAATGACAATGGAAGAAATTGTTGGATGGTCAGCTTATTTCCTAGTGTTAAACGAAGATCAAGAGAAAGAAATGCAAAAAACTCAAAGACGTAGGTAATATGGAATGAGTTAGGGAAAAAGTTGTGGCATCGGCAGAAGCTCAAATACAAATTGCCGTCAAAAATCTTAATGCGTTAACTAAGTTAGATAAGCAATTAAATAAAATAAATAAAACAAATGAAGCCTTACTTCGTGGTTTAGAAAAGTTAACTGTAAGTGTTGATAATTTATCTAAAACACAAGGTTTTAAAAATTTATCTAAAGAAGCAAATGCAGCAGCTAAGTCTGTTGATGTAGTAACAAAATCAACTAATAATCTTCAAAAAATACAAGAAGTTATTGGAATGAAAGGTAGATTAAATAAATTTGGTTTAGTAGGGTTAGGAGGATTAGGTGCTACGGCTGCTGGAATTAAGGGAATAAATAATTTAAGTGATGCTTACAATAAACTTTTAGGCCCATTAGGTAATTTAGTTCCAGCACTTAAAGCTCCTACTATTGCATTAGGAAAGTTTGGAGTTGTTGGAAAAGCAGCAGCAGTTTTATCAAGTGCAAAATTAGCTCCAGCTTTAGGTGCATTAGCTGTTGCTTATATGGCTTTAGGAGATAAAGCTATTCCATTAATTAAAGGAACGGCTGAACTAGGAAAAGGTTTATTTGGATTAGGAAAAACTGTTGGAACTGAGTTAAAAACTTCTTTAATACAAGGATCTTTAGCGTTTCAACCATTAAGAACTGAAATTGAATTAACAACACAAGCTCTACTGAAGTTAGATGAAAGATTTAATGCCCCAGGAGGAATAATTAATAGGTTAAGTAAAGGAGGACAGATGCCTAACAGGGCATTTGGAATCAGGCAAGTTGGAACTCCATCAGAAGAAGCAGCAAGAAGAAGAAATAGACGAATTAATGAAATGGCAGCTCGTCACAGAGAAGACAGATTAGTAACAACAGCTATTGCAGGAACAGGATCAAAAAGAGCAGGACAAGAAATTAGACGACTTAAAAGTATTGATGCGAATATGAAAAAGACTGCTGTTGAAAGCAAGAAATCTAATTCAATTCTTTCTTCTCAAGCTTTATTTGGGCCTACTGCTTACCAACCTCCTATTCCTGGTCTTGGGCCAGTTACTTCAGGAACAGGATTTACTGCTGCTCAATATGGGCCACAACAATTACCTAATACCCTTCGTTCTGGTTTCCAAAGACAAAGGAATCGTCTTGGAATAGGAAAATTTGCAAATCCTCAAGGAATGTTTGCAAGTAGAAAAGGTGCTCAAGGAAGAATTGGTGGAGCGTTAACAAGTGGAATGATTGGTGGAGGTTTCCCACTTTTATTCGGTCAAAGTCCTTTAGCTTCTATTCTTGGAGGAATTGGTGGTGCTGCTGGTGGTGCGTTAGGAGGAGGGCTTGGATTTGGGTTATCTATTGCTGGTACGGCATTAGCTCAACAAATTCAAGAAACTCTTGATTTCCGCAAAGCAATTGGAGATTTAAATACAGAAATGAAAGGAATGGGATTTAGTGCTGGTGTTAGTGCTCAAGAAATAACAAAATTAGGAAAAAGTTTAGGAATTACAAAACAAGAAGCTGTTCAAGTTGCTTCACAATTTAAGCGTTTTGGGCCAGATGCTACTGGTTTAGCAACTTTATTCCAAGGAGATGCAGCAGCTTTTTCTTCTACTATTCAGGCTAATGATTTTGAATCTACTATAAATGCAATAAAAGAAGCACAGAAAGATTTAACAGTAGAGCAAGAAGCAGGTCTTATGATTTCTCTTCAAAAACAAGGAGTAGAGGAAACTATTAACAAATTAATAGATATAAGAAAACAAAAAATATTAACAGAAAAAGCTGAAGAACAAAGAAAAGCAGCAGTTAGAACTGGAGCTATTCCCTTTGGACTTGGGCCTATTATTAGTCAAATGATTCAACAACCGAATCAGGCTAAAGATTTAGAAAAAACAAATACTGAATTAGATGATGTTATTGTTAAACTTAACGAAATAAAAGATAGAACAAACGATACAAATAAAGCTGCTCAGGCTGCCTTGCGATCAGTTAATGCAGAATTAGAAAGGTTAGAAAAAGAACTTACTGTTTTAAATGATCCAGCTTTCCAATTAGTGTCAGCAGCTAAATCAATTGGTGATGCTTTTAGTGAATCATTTAAAGGAGTAATAAGTGGAACAATGAATGTTCAAGAAGCGTTTGCAAATATGTTTAAACGCATAGCAGATCATTTCTTAGATATGGCTGCAAGAATGGCTGCTAATAAATTAATGACAAGTATATTAACTGCTTTTGTCCCTGGATCTCTTGCGGCTGACAGGGCTTTTTCAGGACTTGGCCCTGGATCTGCTTTAAATACTCCTGCTAATTTACCAATGCCTAAAGGGGCAGAAGGAGCTTACTGGTCTGGAGGATTAAAGACATTTGCTTCTGGAGGTATGGCTACAAGGCCAACTCTAGGGCTAATAGGAGAGGCTGGAGAAGACGAATACATAATTCCTGCATCAAAGATGGCTGCAAGTATGCAACGCTACTCAGCAGGTGCTAGAGGTGAAGCTGTGATTCCTGGCACTGGTTCGTCTTATGCAGGAGGCGGTGCAGGAAGTTCTACTACTGTTAATTACTCTGGGCCTATTCTTAATTTCAACTCTGAAGAGTTTGTTCCTAAGTCTGCTGTAGGACAAATTATTGCAACTGCCACATCAAGAGGTGCTAAAGCTGGAGAAGCTAGAACATTGTCTAGTCTTCAAAATTCTCGTAGCAGAAGGAGTAATTTAGGATTATGAGTCTTGTTGCTTTAACTAATTTTATTACTATTACTAATCCAAATGGTTCAGTAGCAAACATTCCTGACAAGTTTCAAAACGGAAGACACTCTCCTGCAATTAGTGGATTTCAATACCTTTCTTTTATTTATCAAGGAGCTGCAAGAAATAGATCTGGAGACAATATGATTTCATCATTATTACTTGCAAATAATGAGTTGAGCATGAATTATGCACAGCAAATTGTAATTAATAAATACCATGTAAAAGTAGAAACTTGGTTGATGACAGAAGCATTTGAAAGAAGCAAAGAATTAACAGAAGAGCAATGGTTAGCTTCTTCTATGTCATACGATCCAGAAGCAATAGAAATTATTCTGTCTTCTGCTGTTGATGCTGTTGGTGCAAATGCTCCAAATAAAACTTTAACAAGAGATATTGTTGGAGCTTTACCCACTACTGGATCGCTTCAAAACAGATGAAGCCACATCAATTAATTGGTCTTCCTTATCGTTTAGGTGCTGACCCAGAAAGACATAAAGCAGGTGATTGTTTGTCTTTGGTTCGTACAGTATTAGCAAATTATGGTTTTACTGTTCCAAAAGGAGAACGTAATTGGTATCGAAGATTAAGGAAAAAAGACTATAGTATCTTTTTTGAAGAATTAAATAGGTGGGGAGTTGATTCACACCCTAAACTAGGGACAATTGCTTTATGCAAATCAGATGATGGTTACGGCATGGCTGCTTTTTACGAGGAAGGATGGCTGAATTTCCAAAAAACATTAGGAGGCCAGGTGGTGATTTGGTCTCCGTTAAACGCCCTCATGGTAGAAGGCTGCTATTACCAACGGAAGTAGAACTATGTAAGTTTTTAGGAATTAATGAAGATGAGTATTGGTATTTTCAAGATACGATTGCTGCCTATAACGGACAAAGACCAGAAGGATATGAATTAATTCCTGACATTAGGGCTGAAGCACTTTCTTTTTTAGTTGCAAAAGAATTTTTAATTCAAGTAGGTATAGCTGTAGCTGCTGCAACTATTTCATATTTATTAACACCTAAACCAAAAGAATTAAAGCAAGGTGGTAGCAGAAGAACTGCTGATGCAATTGGTAATACTAAGTTTGCTCCACAAGCTTCTTTTAATTCAATACAAGAGTTAGCAAATATAGGTGATGCTATTCCTTTGATTTTTGCTAATCAATATAAAAAAATAACTTCATCAGGAATATATCTTTACGGTGGTGTAAGAGTTAATAGCCAACTTTTATGGAGTCAATTTGTAAGCCTTGGTAAATATCAACAATTAAAAGCACTTGCTTTGTTTTCTCATGGAACACTAGAAAGTAAACCTGAGTACGAAGGATATGCTGTTGGAGATACCTTATTAAATACTTATAACGCTTATAAAGTTGGTCTTTATTTTAGAGATGGAAGTACATCAGGAAACAATAGGATTGTTGAAGGAAATAAATATGACGAATCACAATTAAATTTTAATGGTAGTGGAAATGATCCTTTTATAGTTGGTGTTCCAAACAAAGCTGGTACACAAGTTCCAACAATAATTAGTAAATCTTTTAGTGGAGCAAGAAACCCTACGACACAAACAACTTTTGGTATTTATGCACCTTTGCCTAATTGCCAATTGGTTCGTCTTCCTTATGAATTAATTCGTGATCCTAGAGGTTCTTCAAAAGAATCAATAAAAGACATGATGAGGAAAAGGAAAAAACTTGAATTTGCAAGATGGCCTACAAGAGCTGGTATTTTAAAAATAAACAATACAACTTCAAAAGGTCTTCATGCTGTTAATAAAAACGACATTATTGAATATCAAATAGTAGGAATGGATAGTGGTGAAGCTAATGCTTTACAAAGAGTGTATGACCATGATCCTAATACAACTGGTTTTCAAGAAAACGAAGCTGGTGATGCTTTTAATTACAGACCTCATGGAGTAGAAGATGTAGACAATTTAACTACATCAATCAGAGAAAATACAGATAATTTAATAGCAGTTGGAGAACAATATTTATTCGGAACTGCTCTTGTTATTTGTACAGAAACAGAAACTCCAGGGCCGTGGCTTATTTCACAAACAAAAGAGTTTAAGTTTAAAGTTATCGAATCTGGAGAAGTAGATATTCCTGCTAATGGAGCTAATTTAGCAACGCATTGTACTAATCCTAAATGGTTTGATCCTAATCAGTCAGGATTTTTATTTGGTGGTAGTTCTGATAGAGATGCTCTTTATAGTTTAAGTGATTTAGCACCTATTTTTTGGCAACAAGAAATTAGTGGCACTGAATTTAATTTTAGTAGAGGAACCCGTGATTTATATTATGGTCATGACATTTATACAGCACAAAAAATTGCATTAGCAACTGTATCTAATAACAGAAAATGTGATGTTACAGAAATTGGTATAAAGTCAAAAGTTTTTAAACGTATTCAATTTGCAAATGTAAACAGTCAACCAAACGAAGCAGCTTTAGAACGAGCTTTTAATGATAGAACACAAATATCATTAGGACAAGTAAATACTTATGCAAAAAGAATTTCTTTGTTTATGTTACAAGCAAGGCAAATAGGAGATTCTAATTGGCAAGATTTAAAAAATACTTTATCAAATCATACTGGTTTATTTGCAGTTAAAGGTAGTACTCCAGAAGCTCAATATAATGCTATTACAATTTCACATCCTACTACTGATCAATATGAATATAGATTCAAACCTTTTCCTGGTAATTACATAACAAGAAAAGATTTATGGAATAAAAGATATAATTTATTATCAACAGATGCAAGTGGTGGTACGCAAGTTTATCATTTTTCAGCCAGTACTTCATTCGGAAGTTTTGATATAGCTTTTTCAGGAGATGAAGGTTATACAATTGATCAAAATGAAGCTTGTAACCCTGAGTGGCAATTAGGAACAACGTCTGTTAGTACTATTGGAACGGTTCAAAGCGCAAGACATAATGGACAAACCAGTTGGGTACAAGATTCAGCACTTTTCAATGGAACAATTAGTAGCTGTGCTTGGACTCAAAATGCTGTTTATAAAGATGGATCGTATGCAATTGTTTTATGGAATGAAATAAGTAATCCTGGGTGGTCTGCTGGAATGAAAGCTTTAGGCCATGTAGGTTATCAATGGCAGTTATATGACGGAGTAAGAACTGATTGGGTTCTAAGTGCTTTTCCTAACAATAAAGATTCATGGGAAGAAGTTTGGTTTTGGCAACCAAGTCCTGAGAAAAGATTTATTGTTGCTAATCCTTCTATTCATGGTAAACCTACAAGTGGGAATAGTGGTAGTACTGGTCATAAATTCTATGTAGTAGAACAGACATGGCAATGTAACACTACAAATAGAACGAGGTATACTCATTTCGATGGAAATGTAACAGTTAACGGAGGGAGTGGAACTGGTTTAAAAGTTAATTTAAGAGTACAAAAAGTAAACATACATGAAGGTAGAGCAGGTTTTCCAGTTTCTTATATTTATAAATTAGACTGGTCTTTAGATCCTAATAATTTAGGAACTGGATATAAAAATGGTGAGCAAGTAAGTATTCCTTGGAATGATCACAATGGAGCAGCTAGAATACAATATGTTACTTTATTAGTAAATGTTCAACAAATAACTACAAGAAACGATCAAAACTTTAATCCTTTTGATGCGTTAGCTGATTGGAATGTTTACGAAGGAGATGAAAATAGCAACCGTAACGATCCAGACCATGAAATTGTATATGTAAATGAAATATTAAAGCCTCCAGTAAACAATCAAAGTGTTGAACAACCTGCACAATATAGTAATTTAGCTTTTGCTGGAATAAGAATTAATAGTTCAAAAGAATGGACAAATTTTAGTCAATTTTCTGCTTATTTTAAAAAAGGAATACAAGTAGAAAAATTACCTTTTGGAACGGGGCCACATCAATCAAGAGGAGCAACTAATTTGTTTCCTGAAATTGCTTATGCTTTATTGACTGATGTAGAAATAGGAGCAGGAAAACTAATAGGTATTTCGTCTGTAGATAAAGATGCAATGACTGACGCTGCTGAATTTTGTTCTAAAAACGACTTTTATTGGGACGGAACAATTAGCAACAAATTAAATTTAAGGGATTTTATTTTTGAACACGCTGGTTATTGTTTATTAGATTTTACAATTATTGGAGGTAAATTTAGTCTTAAACCTTCTGTCCCTGTTGATTCGAGCAATAAAATTAATAAAACAATTTTACCTGATATAAAATGTCTTTTTACTGATGGAAATATTAATGATTTACAAGTTTCATTTTTAAGTCCAGAAGAAAGACAAACATTTAAAGCTGTTGTTCTTTATAGAGAAGAAAAAGAAAATGGTTTTCCAGAAGTAAAATCTGTTTTAGTTGAAGAAAATATTGCTAATTCTGGAACTGATCCAATTGAAACTTTTGATTTATCTGGTTTTTGTACATCTCGTCAACAAGCTTTATTTTTTGCCTGTTTTGCTATCAGATCTAGACGTTTAATTGATCATGGACTTAGTTTTAAAACAGCCCCTCAATATGTACAAAATCTTAGTCCTGGTAATTATTTTAGATTAGTTTCAGAAGTTAGTCATACCAGTAGATTTAGTAATGGTGCAAAACTAGATGATGGAACAATTGTGAGTAAAGATAATGTTGCTGGATCGGCAAATGTTTTGTATTGGGAACCTGGAACTGTAGGAGTTAAAACATCAACACTTTCTCAAGCTCCTGACGGTGTTTTATTTACTGTTAAAAATACAACAACAGAAAATAAAGTTTATAAATGTGAAAGTATTTCTTATGGTGAGGATGGATTAATTGAAGTAGCTGGTAGCTATGCTCCTACAGAAACCAATGGACAACTTTCTGTTATGCAACATTGGGGTTTAAATGGAGACATTACTAATTTCAAAATTACAGAAGACAGATGACAACAGCACAACCATTTCCTACGATCAAACCAACTTCTAGAAACTATTCTCCTGGGACGTATCCAAGTACAAATTTTGAATCGTTAAACGGTACAAAAACACATTTGCGTTACGGTAACAAACGAGTAAATGCCACATTGAAACTAGGCTTTTCTAATATTTCTGATGCGGATGCTGCTTTAATTTTAGCTAATTATGAAAGTGTAAATTCTGATTGGGATTACGTAACTTTTGATCGTGGTTATGCTACTTCAGGTGTAACTAATACTAGCCTTTTAGCTTATTTAAAAGAGTCTGGATCAAGTCTTAAGTGGAGATATTCTGGGCCTCCAAGTGTTACAAGCACCTTTAAAGGAAAAAGTAATGTTAGTTGTAGTTTTGTCGCTTGTCTCGATTCACCGTAGAATAAACGCAATGTTTTTGATTTGGACTTGTGGCTGGTTTTTATAGCGGAAGAGATGGAGCCTTATACATAGGCACATCAACAACAAAAGCAGCTAAAGTCCAGAATTGGAATTTTTCTGTAAGCCAAGCAGTTTTAGAAACAACTGCAATGGGAGATACTGATAGAACAATTACTGATGGAATCAGAAGTTATTCAGGAAGTGCAAGACTTTTTTATTACACAACTTCAGGTGGTTCTAACGTAAAAGATATTATTCAAAATTCAATTAAAAGAAGTTCTGGAACTGCTGCTGGTGATGGAGAAAATGCTGCAAGTACAAATGTAAAATTAAAGTTGCAATGGATTGACGGTTCAACTCCAAGACAAATTACTTTTTGGGTTTTTGTTACTTCATTATCAATGGGAGCTTCGATGGGTGAAGTGTCTTCTGTCGATATAAATTGGGAAGCAAATGGAGCACCTATTGAAGATACGCTTGCAACTGGAGCTGCTTCTACTGGTTCGTAATGGGTGTTTATTTTGGACAGAGTGGTGAGATTGTTTTAAAAAGAGATACTCTTCAATCTCCATTACAAACAACATTAGATCCTTCGGATGTAAATACGCAGACGAATAGGTTTAATGTTGACCATAGTTCTGGGTCGTTAATTACTGGAGATGAAGTAGAAATAGCAACGGCTGATAAGTCACCTTTAAAACTTGTTGATGGTCATATTGATCCTGCGACAAGTGATTATTACCCAGATATTAAATGTTTTGTAAATATTGATGCTGTTGGTGGTATTCGTTTATTTGATTCTTTTGCTTTAGCAATTGAAGGTATAACTGCTAACGCAAAAACTCTTGTTGTTCCTAACAGTACAAAAGATGTAACAATTAAAACTACAAATGAATTGTTTAGACATGTTGCAAATATAAAAGATTTTGAAATGACTACAAGTAGAGATCAAGTTGATTTGACTTCTGTAGGAGATGAATTTAAGAGTCAATACGAAGCTGGTTTAATTAGTGGTCAAGGTTCTATGAATTGCATTTGGGAACATAGCTATGCAACAGGAAATAGAGAAAATCAATATGGTGCAGATGTAGAATTTCCTTTTTATCTTGCTCAATTAATTCTTAGAACTCAGCAAGGTGCAGATTTTAGTGGAATCTTTTTTATCTATAGAGATAGTGGCAATGCAAAAAATAATGTTTATTACGAAGCTGAGTGTTGTATAACAAATGTTGCTGTTTCGGTTGCTGCTGCTGACGTTATAGAAACAAGAATTGATTTCGTTACTAATGGAGTTATTGGTTTAAAAACAGGAGATACCCCAGGTTATATACTTCAAGAAGATAACGATAGGATTCTTCAAGAAAATGAAAGTCCCATATTGCTCGAACAGGTTTAAACTATTGCTATTGGTTTTTAGTTAGGAGTCAATGGCAGATCTCAAGATAACCTCGCTTCCCGTATTAGCGGAAGGCTCGATTCAAGCAACTGACGTACTTGCAGTTGCAGACTTGAGTGCAACTGAGACAAAAAAAGTCACTGTTAAAGATTTAGTAGCGGCTGCTGTTGTTCTACTTGATGCAAATGATATACCTGCGGCAAAGATAGCAACTCCTTTTGCTGCTAACTCAGTAGCAACTGCTTCAATTCAAAACGACGCTGTTAATGCAGATAAATTAGCAACTAATTCTGTCACATCAGATGCTGTTGCTGCTAATGCTATCGGAGCAAGTGAATTAGCAGATAACGCTGTTGATTCAGGGGCTTTGGCTACTAATTCTGTTATAACAGCAAAAATAACTGATCTTAATGTAACAACAGATAAGCTTGCTAGTAATGCAGTTACGACTGTTAAGATTACAGATTCTAGTGTAACTTATGCAAAATTAAATCTTACTGATGGCGATATTCCTGGTGCAAAAATCACAGGTAATTCTATAACAAATGCACAAATAGGAGTCAATGCTGTAGGAGCTTCTGAACTTTCTGATAATGCTGTTGATACAAACGCTATTGCTAACTCGGCTGTAACAAATAATAAATTAGCTAATTCAAGTATCAGTCTTGGAGGTTTAAGCCTTTCACTTGGATCGACAGATGCGACTCCAGCTTTCAACTTAACGGACGCTATAAATTATCCAGCATCGTCTTTATCTGGAACGATTACAAATGCACAGTTAGCAGGAAGTATTACTGGAGACAAATTAGCTAATTCAACAATTGAAGCAGGAAAATTAAATTTAGCTGACGGATCTATAGCAGGAGCAAAAATAACTGGAAATTCCATAACTGCTGCACAAATAGCAGCAAACGCTATAACTGCATCTGAATTAGCTGATGACGCTGTAGATACTGCGGCTGTAGCAGACGGAGCGATAACAAGTACACAGATAGCAGCAAATACTATTGGAGCTGGAAATCTAGCTGCAAATTCTGTAGGAGCAAGTGAACTTGCAAATAATTCTGTAGATACTGGAGCTGTTGTTGATGGAGCTATCACAAGAGATAAAATTGCAGACGGAGCAATAAACGCAGCAAAACTTGATGGAACTATTTCAGCAACATCTATTGGTGACAATACAGTTACAAGTTCAAAAATAGCTGCTAATGCCGTAGGAGCTTCTGAATTAGCAGACAACGCTGTAGATACTGATGCCGTAGCAAATGCAGCCATAACAAACGACAAAGTAGCTAGTGGCATTAGTGGAACAAAAATAAGCGATGGATCAATTACGGCTACAAAATTAAACACAAGTACGATTGATAGGTCTTTAAACGTAGCTTCTGGATCGCTTGGAATTAATAACGCAATTACAGCAGCAACAAGATCTGGTATTACATATAACGCACAAGGCTTAATAACCGCTACAACTGCACTGGTAGCAAGCGATTTGCCAATTTCTTCAGCTTCAGCCGTAGGTGGCGTTTCTGTTGGTACTGGTTTAAGCGTTACTGGTGCTGGTGCATTGTCACTTTCAAATAGTGTGACTGGTGCAACTGTATCTGGAATTACTTTCAATAATCAGGGAATGATTACTGCTGCCACTGGATTGACAGCAGCAAACCTCCCGATAGCAACAACAAGTGCAAAAGGAGCCGTACAAATTACATCTGGAGGTGGTTTAACTGTTGATGGATCGGGAAATCTTACGACTTCAACAAGTGGAGTAAGTGCTGGAACTTTTCAATCAGTAACTGTTAATAATAAAGGCGTAATTACAGCAGGTGCATCTTTAACAGAAGGGTTAATTCCATCACTTCCTGCTAGTAAAATAACAAGTGGAACTATAGATGCTGCAAGGATAGCGGCTGATTCTATTGATTCGTCTAAGCTTAGTAATTCTTCAACAACAATAATACAATCAATAGCTCAGTTAGGTTATCCAACAGCAGCATTTACAGGGCAATTACTATTCGACCCAATTGCTGAAGATGCGTATCTCTGGGACGGGAACGCTTGGAATCCAATTACAACCTTAACAAAAGGAGCCTTACAGCGATTTGGCACTTTTAATGCAAATCTCAGCCAAGTTGATTTTGTAACAAGTGCTGGAGCTGCTGCTGGATTATCAGTTGGACAAAATCTTCCTGCTGCTAGTTCCGCAGTAGACGGTGGATATGTTGTTGTTTCGGTTCAAGGTACTCCAAGTGGTATTGCAGGAATAACAGGAGTACTTAAGCCACCCGATTATTTATTAGGAGTAACTAATACTTCTGGATCTAACTGGGTAGAAATTGATTTATCTTCAACTGTTGCTTCACAAACTGCAAACCAAATTGGCTATACGCCTTTTGGTCAACTTGCTTCTACTAATGTTCAAGCAGCAATTGATGAACTTGAAACAGAAAAATTAGCAAAAGCTGGTGGCACTTTTACAGGTGAACTGCTTATTGGTAATGCTGGAAGCCTTGTTTTTGAAGGAGCAACAGCAGATGCTTTTGAAACAAAATTAACAGTTGCCGATCCAACAACTTCAGACAAAGTAATAACTTTACCAGATATAACAGGAACAGTAATTACAACTGGAGATACTGGGACTGTCACTGGAACGATGCTTGCCAATGACACGATCCAGAACGTAGATATTAAGAGTGATGCTGCAATTGCATTTACCAAATTAGCTGATCTAACTTCTGGTCAAATTCTTGTTGGTAATGGGTCTAATGAAGCTACAGCAGTTGCAGTTACAGGAGACATAAGCATAAATAATGCAGGACTTACTGCTATTGGAACAGGCGTAATTGTAAACTCAGATATTTCTGGATCGGCTGCAATTGCAGGTTCAAAAGTTACCACTGGAACTACAAGTGACGTTGGTGTTTTACAGCTAACAAACTCAACCTCAAGCACTAGCACTTCAACTGCTGCTACTCCTAACTCTGTCAAAACAGCCTTTGATCTTGCAACAACAGCAAATACAAATGCTGCTAACGCTGCTCAAACTACAGGTTCAACTTTTACAGGCAATATCATTTTAGATAATGCAAAAGAACTAAGGTTTAGCGAGCCAGATGGTGACGGATCTCATTACACAGGGATAAAAGCACAAGCACAATCAGCAGATATTGTTTTAACTCTTCCTGCGGTAGCACCTACAACAGGTCAAGTACTCAAAAGTGGTTCTACAGCTACGACACTTGAATGGGCAACTGACTCTGCTACTGACTCAACAAAACTTCCTCTTGCAGGTGGAACGTTAACTGGAAATTTAATTCTTAATGCTCAATCCGATGTCAGATTTGCTGATGCTGATAGCTCACATTATGTAGCTCTTCAATCTCCTGCGACAATCGGAACAAGTTTTACTTTGACTCTTCCTACAGCAGATGGGTCTAATGGACAAGCTCTTATTAGTGATGGCTCTGGAAATTTATCTTTTTCAACAGTTACAACTGCGGCGGCTGGAGCTAATACACAAGTTCAATTTAATAACTCTGGTTCATTTGCAGGATCTAACTCTTTAACTTTTAATTCTGGTTCTGGAGCTTTAACTGCAACTTCATTTATTGGAGATGTAACTGGAGACTTAACTGGTAACGCAGATACAGCAACAAAACTTGCAACTGCCAGAGCAATAAATGGAGTTAATTTTGACGGTTCCGCAGCAATAACGGTAACTGCTGCTGCTGGTACGTTAAGTGGTGCGACGCTTGCCAGTGGAGTAACAGCATCAAGTTTGACTTCTGTTGGGACTCTTACAGGATTAACGACAACAGGTGATGTCAATTTAAATGGACAAGCTGATCTTAGATTTAAGGATTCTGATAGTTCTCACTATGTAGGTCTTCAAGCTGCTGGAACAATTTCAAACAGTTATACACTTACTCTTCCTGCTGCTGACGCTGCTGTTTCTGGTTATGTGTTAGCAAGTGATGGATCTGGAACCTTATCTTGGGTAGATCCAGGTTCAACATCATCACCAACATTTACAGGAGATGTAAGTCTTACTAATGATGGAGCTTTAATTGGATTTTCAAATCTAAATGCAACTTATACAGGCAATGCAAAAACATTAACGGTTACTGTTGCAAGTAAAACTGGTGCTCATCGCTACAACGGTTCTGGCTCTAGTAATGGATACAAAATTGACGGTAAAGAAGCTCCTTTCTTAACTCTTACCCCAGGTCGTACATATAAATTTGATCAAGCACATAGTTCCAATTCAGGTCATCCACTTGTTTTCTATGAGCTTGCCACTGGAACTTCATATACAACAGGAGTTACAACTAATGGAACCCCTGGTTCGTCTGGTGCTTACACACAAATAGTTGTTTCAGATACAACTCCACAAGTTCTTCATTATCAGTGCAGCAATCACTCTTACATGGGTAATGCTGTTCAAACAAATAGTAATGTTGCTTATCGTTCCAGAAACGTAGAAGTTATTGCTCAAAACAGTGTAGCAGCAACGGTTTATCCTTTATTTTCTGGCAATGGAGCCACTGCAACAGGTTATTTAACTCCTGCTACTGACACAGGTTTTACTTATAACTCTTCATCAGGAAATTTAACAGCTACTGAGTTTACTGGTGCATTAACTGGAGCTGCTTCACAAATAAAAGTTACGGCTGAAAGTGTCGAAGCTAATTGTTATCCTATTTTTATAAAAACTAACCATACAGGCGATAAAGAACCAAAGAGTAGTACAAGTTTCTTCTTCAATTCAAGTACTGGACAGTTAAACGCTACATCTTTTGTCGGAGCAGGAGCAACCTTTACTGGTGATGTCCTCTTTGATGGAGCAACAGCAGGAAGAGATATCACTTTTGATCGATCAGTAAATTCTTTAATATTTGCAAATGAAGCTAAAGCTCAGTTTGGCACTAGTACTCTTTTCCATAACAGCATTGATCTATATATTCAAAACAGTGTAGGAGATATAAGACTTGAACCTAAAGGAGGCGAGGCTGGTCTTTGGTTGCATCGTGATGGTTCAGTCGAACTTTACGATGGGAATGCTGCTGGAACGTCTCAAAAGAAACTTGAAACTACTGCAACAGGTGTAACGATAACAGGGACAGCAACAGCGACTGCCTTTAGTGGTTCGGGTGCTTCTTTAACTGCTTTAAATGCCTCTAATATTTCTTCTGGAACAGTTGCAACAGCAAGACTTGGAACTGGTACGGCTTCTAGCTCTAACTTCTTAAGAGGTGATGGATCGTGGCAAACAATTGATCTTACTAATTTAAGTGCAAATAGTTTAACTTCGGGTACTGTTCCTGACGCTCGTTTTCCATCAACATTACCTGCGGCTAGTGGTGCGAATTTAACTGCATTAAACGCATCAAATATATCTAGTGGAACTATTTCAGCATCGAGAATACCAACACTAAACCAAAACACAACAGGTTCAGCAGGAAGTTTTACAGCAGGTTCAGCGTCAAATTTAAACTCTGGATCGCTACCAGCAGCCAGAATAAATGGCCTTGCTTTTAATGGCTCAAATATAACCAACGTCAACGCAACAACTCTTGATGGAATAGATAGTACAAACTTCTTAAGATCTGATGCTTCTGACACGATGTCAGGAACATTAACTATTGATTCGGCTTCAGCAGGAGACACTTTAAATCTAAAAAATAATACAAGCCCCATGATTAACTTCAAAGTGGGGAACACACAGAAAGGATATTTGAGTTTTATCGGTGGACGTATGCAACTAGCGAATGAGCAAGAAGGTTGTTTTATGAAATTTGAAGATGATTGGACATTTAGTAATGATGGCGGTTCAAACTTCTACTCTGTTATTCATCAAGGGAACGTAGGGTCAGGAGGGAAATTATCTAATAAGAATGTTTACGTCAATCAGATACACGGTGATGGTTCAAACCTAACCAACCTTCCTGCTTCCGAACCAAGCTATGCAGGATTGTTAAAACACTTCTGCGGATGCTAAACGTAGATCCAATGCTAATATCTAAAGAGATTGCTAATGAATTGGTGAACGACTATGGCTGACGCATTGCATGAGTTTTATAATGCTAGTAATTTAGGTTTTACGACTTTAAGTGCTGGTCAAAACATAGGTGCAACAACTGGATCTCAAAAAGCTGTTATAAGAGATATTTGTATTACAAATACTGGAAATAAAACTCTTGAAGTAAAATTAGGAAATCATCTTATTGCAACAGTATCTAAAACAGAAACTTTATCTGGAACATTAATTTTAAAAGAAAGTCAAAATTTAACTTTATATGCTACTGACAATATTACTTGGACAGGCATTAGGATGATGTATGAAAGTACTAGTACTTATAAAGAACTTACTTGGGATGCTGAATATTTCTTTTTAGTTCCTTCATCATCTAAGAATACAGTTTCAACAGGAGGATGGAAAACTAATAAAAAATTCAGGTCTAATGGTAGTGCGTTACAAGGTGGTGCGGACTTAGGCGATACTATATTTGCTTGGGATGCTCATTCGATGTTTGGTCAAGCAGAAGGAGATTTTTACTATACAAGAGATTTTCAAAGAGCTAGTGGCAACAACAATACTACTTCAAATAAAATTTATTTTTACGATGCTAGTGCTGATAGTTCTACTCTAGTTAATTCAGGTAATAGCTCACTTGACAGAAGAATGTGGGAAGGCGGTTGGACAAATAGGTATTTAATTCGTCTTGGTCAATATAGTGGTTCTTCTTATGATCGTTATGATGCTTTTGACACGACAACAAATAGTTTGGTAAAAGACAATGCAGAAATGATAAGAGGTTATGACAGCAATACAGGTAGTGAAGATCGAATTGAAGATATTTATTACTACAACAGAATGACTTCAATAATGGATCAATATGTTTTTATTAAAGGATTAGCTCGACCAAGTACAAGTAGAGCAGCTCATTTGTTAGATATTACAACAGGTCGATATAGGACATGGTACGCAGGAGATGCTAACGACACATATAACACAAAATTTAACTCTAATAGCAGTTCTTACGGTAGCTATCATAATTCTGCTCAAATTTGCAAAGGAGAAGATGGTGTTTATCGTGTTATTTGGTCTTACACACGTGGAAGTAGTACTAACGAATCTGGTTTTCAGATTTGGAATTTAACCAGTGATCCTGCTGCTACATATTTAGCACATGGAACTGGTAGCTTTAATTATGCTGCTGGATTCCAATATTATTATTCTGATACGAGTAATTGGGATAAATTTAGAACTACTGAATCCAACGTAGCAAGTAAAGGAGGATACATGAGTGGATTTGTTCCTTTAAAGCGCATTACTCCTACAGATTCAGGTTGTCGTTATTGGATGTTTTTAGGTAGTCAAGCTAATTATGTAATTGATATACAAGCAACATCTTCTTCTGGTGTAGAACTTGTAAGATATGACCAAGGTTCAAATAGTAATCACATATACCCTTGGCAAGGACAAAGTTCTTTAAATGATTATGTTTCAAATGCTTGGCCTGTCTATGATGAAACAGCAGCAGCCTCTGGATGGGGAGATGTTGCTGTTAGAACCAGTGGTATTCTTAACACCTAATTAACTATGGGATTACAAGCACCAGCAAGCGCAGCATCACAAAAACCTGTAGCATTTATAAACCTTTACAAACAAGGAGGTTCAGGAACTATTTATACTGTTCCTGACAGTAGGTATTATATAGGTTACATTTATGTCAATGGATCAACAAGTCCCACTCCTGCAATTAACGGAGTAGATGGATCAGTCAATACTACACTTAACCAAGCTAGTACTAACGGTAGACCTATTGAGTTTTATCTTGGCCCTGGTGACTATGTTGTAGCTAATACAAATAGTAGTTATTATACTTATATGAATGGACGAGAGTATAGCCTTTAAAACTACTCGTAATTTATTTATTTATTCTTGACAATGGCTGTAACTAACACCTGGACAATTCAAAAAGAACGTCACAATAATCGTACTGAAAAGTTTATTTATGAAATAGATGCACTTTGTACTGCAACTGAAACTGTAGGAAGTGATAGTTATACAAAAACAAAAGAAGTATCAAAAATTTTATTAGATAAACCTGATACTTTAATTGCTTACGATACTTTTAATAAGCAAGCCACTTTAGTTGCTGCTGCTAAAGCTAAAATTTCAGATGCAGGAGTTACAGCTATTGAAGCTGAACTAGCTGAATTAATAGAAATAGAAAAAAATCCGTTAGAAACAGTACCTCCTTCGTAAACCTTAGTATTGGGCAGGGTAGACAAAAGGCTTATACTTTAAGAGCAATATATTTTTCTTATGGCTGATCGCAACGAACTTATTCAAGAGAAAGCACGTCTTGTAAAAGAACAACAAGAACATATAGATGCTGCTAATGCAAAAGTAAAAGAAGCAGTAGCTCCTATAAAAGAAGAGCTTGATAAAATTATTACTCCTATGTCAGAAAGGATTGCAGAAATAAATACTGAGTTATTAAATGATTTAGATAGTGAGGCTGGTGTTGTTCACCATGAAGGAGCTTGCCCTGCATGATTAAAATCCTTACCTACATAAATACAGCCTTACTTGGTTTGGCTGTATCTGTTGGTACGTTGGCTTATTTTCAGCGTGGCAAGATTACAGAATCCATAATGACTGAAGTGCAAAAGCAATTGCCTTCTCTTGTTAAAGGAGCAATGCCAGCTATACCAAGTATTCCAAAAACAACTGGCCCTGTTAACCCATTTGCTAAATGATTCAGTTCAAGTCATTTAACGGCCTGACTTCTTTAGTTTTAGGCGGTGGTTTAATTGCTACAAACTTTATGAGTCTTTCTTTGTTGGCTCGTAAAGATTCTGGCATTCCTGATATTGCTAAGCTTTCTAATACTCCTTACAGCAGTCTTCAAATTAGGAGTGAGAAAGGTGCTGATGGTGCAGAAGAATGGAGTTTTGCCAGCCGTCAACACGATCCAAAAACAATGCTTCAGTATGAAACTAGCGAAGCTCCTACTTTTAATGGTGGTGTGAAGACTAGGCATACGCATAAAGAATCTGTTGCTCAGTTCATTACATATCCGCAAGGCTCAGACGGTAAATTAACGGCAAAACAGATCGAATGTATTGAAAAACAAGCCCAAGGACGCAGTAATGGACAGATGATTGCTGACGCTGGATCGGTTCAAGTGACACCTGCAATCGCTGGAATCCCTGTGGTAGGGCCAGTTTTGGCAGGTATTTTCTTTGGTCAAGCTAGAAAGCAAGTAGGAAATGTTGCGAGTGATCTTGCTGGTCAATGGAACGACTGCTAATATATTTTTACCAGACCCATTATCAAGCTATTAACTTAGCCTCTGCTCTGTTGGAACGTCAGTCACGAAACCCCTTAGTTTGCTTACTACTAGGGGGTTTTGCTGTATGGAAATAGAAGATATTTCTGTTAGGGAGATACCTGAAGCTTCGATAGATACAACAATAATTCCTACACCTAAAGCTGTATTGCCTAACAACATAGGCTTTCCAGTTATTCAAATGCCTGGCTGTGTAAGGGCTAGGACGTTAAAAAATAAAAATTTAGTTACTACAGATCCTGCTGGAAATTTTTATGTATGCGACGGAAACGTACCAACCCTTGAAAGCATGGCCGTTGATTGGGACGGTTTATCTGCTGTTGGGCCTGTAAAAGCAGACGAGCCAGAAATAGTTCCACCTATCCCAAAGTTAAAAGGGAACCAAAGAAAGAAAGTGAAAGAAGAGAATGGCAAAGATGACAAGCAGGGAGATACCAATGTAGGGCAACAAGATTTTAAAATTCCAGATGTTGATGGAGAGTTTATTGCAGATATTCTGCCTTGCCCACCTTTAGACACACTTGCTAAAACTCCTGTTGGTTCGTTAGGTAAAGGCGGCCTTGCAAGGATTAAAGGATGGAAAAGAGATGTGCTTACAGGTAAATGTGAAACAGTATGGGAAGGTTTGAACCCACTAGAGATTGCAGGTAATTACGCTCCACAGCCTACGGTTCTTGTAAATACATCTGCTATTGCTATTACGTCAGTTGTTGGTGTAACTGTTATTGGTCAACCGATAGCTAAGTTTTTCCAAAAACAATTAAAAGGACAAGTTAAAAGTTTTTCTAAAAAAATTACTAAAAAGCTGTTAGCTATTCGGGGGAAGAAACCTCCTGTAAAGTCCCTCGCTGAAAGGAAAAAGGAACAGAGGTTGTCTCGGAAGTAACTTCAATACTATGAGTGTGATCTGGCAATGTATTAGGAGGGTTTACTAAACGGACATCTTCACAGACAACGTAGCTAGGACTGTCTTTTGCATAGACAACACCTAATTTCAATTGCTCTGCACATACCTTCAAACGTCCAAGAGAGTAATCTAGTTTCTTGGCTTTATATGCTTGTTCTAAATATTTAATACGAGTATTCATCGCGGCTACGCAGTTATTGGTCATGCGGCGATCTAGTGGTACTGCCACGGTTGCAGTTATGCCATAGTTAAAACTCAAGTTATTACGAGCTTGTCCAGTTCTAATTGGTTTTGTATATAAAACTCCACCAGGATTTAATAAATTACCGTCATCATCTGTACTATCGTCATATACATTTTCAAGGTACGTTGGTTCAAAAGGATCTTTCCAAGTATTCACTTTAGAGATGAAGGGATTAATGGTAAGAGTCGTTCCACTGCAACGGATTCCATCACCTACTTCTTGAAACATAAAGCTACCACTTTGAACCTGAATACCTTGGTTAATTACTGACCCCTGTGATGTAGCTGAAGGCGATGCTATCGTTGTTGAGTTTGCAAATACTGGCTGACTAAATGTTATTGAGTAAAGACAGATACTGATTCCACGATAGAATCTGTTGTTGTGGTTCGATTTATTGTTGTTACATTTTGGAGTCCAGGTTGGGCTAGACTTTCTGTAAAGGAAAAAGCGTTGCCAGCCGTTTTTATTCCCCAGTCGGGTTTGTTTGCTGGTGTTACATCTACTGATGTCCATGTGAATGTAATGTTATCAATTGTTTGAGGTGTACTTAGTACAGCTTTAGGTGAA